ACTTGACCATCGACATAAGCCTTAACGGTAGCGGCATCAACAAGGCCCTCACCAGAAATATTAGCGGCAACAGCCTTCCATGCAGCAGCACCAAGAGCCTCAAGAGGATGCTTGCCAAGGATAGTAGTCATATCAGCACGACCCTGAGCGTCCTTAATAGTTACAGTTGTACCATTTGCAAGCTTGATTTTAGAAATATCAGCCATATTAATTCAATTCTCCTTTACAAGTAAATTTTACACCAGATGGTGCTTTATTAATCCCAAGGCAAATCGAGTATCAAGCACTCAGAATCAGCTCCATCTAAATCCAATTTTATAGAGTTAACACCATCTGTAATTGCCTTCTGACTCATGGTTCCATCTACATTGTCTCCATAAGTCTGATACAATTTCATAATACCAGCTAAAGTTTCAGTGGCAATTGGATTAATCGGACGGAATTTTCCATTCTCGTACACATACATATTATTGTTGGAATTTTTATCTAAATAAATATGTGTCTCCCCAACCATTAATTCCTTAGTATAGGTACTGTCGGTATAAAACTTTTCATTAAAATAATAACCAATCAAAACAACATTGTTGTTTTCATCTAAATATGGAAGTGTTTCAAAACTGGTCTTTCCGTCACCAATCTTTTGACGCACCCCATACATTTCAGTAGAAACAAGACAAACTTCGCCATCGGCAGGGACAAAAGTTTTTCCAACCTTTAAATAATTTGCCTCATTATCTTTTCTAAGTTTAATTACGGTATTAATTACCTTAGCCATTTAACAGTTTTCCTCCTTCCTACCTTATTATTAGGCAGTTGGAGCTCTGCCACCATCAATAATTAAACCATCAAGCAAATTAGTGATACTATCAGTGTTAGGAACCTGACTCATTTCGCCATTAGCTCCAACATTATAACTATTCCAGTTGCCATCAGCATCTTTTACACTAATGGTTTCGCCTTCATAATTACCATATTTAGCCATCCATGTTCTCGCTTCAAGTTCACTCTCAAACTTCGTCTTTTTCACTAATTGCTTGAGATTGCCCTTTTCGTCATAGTAATAAGCTTCGGCATCTTTATTCTCATTATTTGTAATAATAAAGCTTTCCTCGGAGATGACACCTTGAGCTATACTATTTTTAATTTTATCCTTGTCGGAATAAGCAACATTAAAGCTCATTTATCATTCTCCTTTCTTGCTTACTACATACCAGCCATCAACAAGTTTTTGCTCATAGCCTTCAGCAATAAATGCATCAAGTAATTTTGTATCAAATTTGCCGCCTTTAACAATCATTTCGCCATTGCTCGTGATATGTCCAATAAAAGTGCCTCCATTAATAGTAGTCTTAGCTGCGTTAACAGTATCATTGAATTTATCGCAGAAAATTAAATTATCCAAATCATTCCACTTACGCTCAAAATAACCGTTATTAATGGTCATTTCAACGCCAGAATTCTTAATGGTTCCATAGAATTTACCATTATTAATGGTTAATTTAGCCCCATCATCATTCTTAACGGCTAAGAAATTAGTAATAAAAGTACCATCATTAATCACCATTTCTGGATTAGCTTGATTCACTCCCTCAACATAGCCTTTAATAGAGTCCTTATTGTTATAATCATAGTATCCATTAACAACCAAGGAGCTCACATTACCATCGATATTAAATAGACCGTCATTAATAGTCATCTTACCATGGTTCAAAACAGCATAATAAGTGTCACCTTTTTCATCCTTGTGAGTATAATTACCATTTTCAATAACCATAGAACCATTATTTAAAACAGACGGGGCACCATTTTTATTACAAGCTACGCTGCCGTTACCAGTAAGAGTTAAATCACCATTGATAGTAGTATTAATAGGATTCTTTTCGTTATCAACAATAACGGCGCTATTCATATCAAGAACAAACTTTTTGTCTGCGCTAATCGTTTCATTTGCCCCAAGACCAGCAGACATTTTAATTGTTCCACCATCTGGAACAGCTTCAATTGCTTCTTCAACTGTAGCATACGTTTTACCATCTACAGTTGTTTCAGTGCTTTCCGTAGAATCGCCATAAATCTTTACGACTTGCAAATCCCCTTCGCCAATATACTTAAGTTTACCCCAAGTATTGACACCATCACCAACTTTGATATGATTGTTTCCACTTTCAGTGTCAATAGTTGTACAAGGCTCACCAGCACGAGGAATATAAGTGTCTTTTACTAAATTCCACTCTTCCTCCGTACCACGGCGGAATTGAATTAAAGTTTGTAATACATTAATATCAGCCATTCTATTCAACACCTCCTTACCGTTTAGATTAATTAAATCTCTTTGCAAAAAAATTTATCTAAAACAAATCTCCTATTAATAAACAGTTTAATCCCCAATACCGGGAACTCCGCCGCCATCAATAGAAGATTCCTTTAAATACTTATCAACATTTTCGGTTACAGGTTTCTCTAAATCAGTATTTTCCCACTTCTCTGTATCTTTATTATACATCAAAGCATCTTCATTTTCAAGTTCTCCAAGACTTACATCTTTTAAATCTTTTAAACTTAAGTCCTTTTCGGGAATTTCTGTAACACCACAATTCAATACTCCATACAATACACCCCTATTTAAAGTAGGCGTAATTATAGTGGTATTATCATAATTTCTTACAATCATAGCCAACCTCCTATAAATTCAACCCTTTCAAATTTTCGAGCTTTAATTATCCTACCTCATAGGTCAATTCAAGTTTGCCACTACAAATTGTACTCAAATTGTTCTTTAAATCACAAAATTGCACATCATACAAATATTGGGCACATTCCATGAATTTAGTATCTATAGAGTTTATTCTAATTTCAAAAGAAGTTTTACTTTCGGTTTCACCGAAAGAGGTCTTGCTTTCATTACCTTCAGTATCTTCATCCTCCCCATCTTTCGAAGTATAAGTCGCAAAAGCAAAATCTTTTTCGATTAAAGGAGGAGTAGAATTATTATATAATGGATTTTTTCTTACCGTAAATCTCGCCTTTTCACCTTCTTGTACTTGATAAGGCTTGTTGTCAGGAGTAAACACAGATAACTCAATAACTGCATCATCTCCACGAGTTAATGTTATCTTACTACCATCTATCTTAAACATTTATCTACTCCTCCTTTCTATTTATTTTATTAGTATCAAATTGGTATTATCTACCAAATCTCGGGCCGCCCAAGGAACCATATTTACTTGCAAAAGGATTTGCTCCTCCCGCTTTTCCAAATGTATTGTTGCTTCTATTTCCTTGAGCTTTTTGCTTGTCTAACATATCTTTAAACGCTGTGTGCGGCTTTTCTTCTAAGGTTAATGCTTCTTGCGCCCTTAACTCCATTAGCCTGTTACATATCATAGCAACACAGTCCACTCGGTCATCGTGCATATTCTTTTGTTTGGCATCAGGAGAAAGTTCAAAAACTATCGTTCCATTAGGACGCTTTTGCTTTTGCATCGCTACTATCTCTTCCTTCGCTAAATCAATCTGCACAAGAGAATTCATTTCATCAAAAGAAACTTTTTCATATCTTAAAGATACCGTTCCATCAGATGCGGTTTCTTCAATCTCCATTTCGTTTCGCACATTCAAACTCTTTGGGAACATTACTAAGCCTTGGTTTATCGCCGCTTGCGTTCTCTCATAAGCTTGAACTTTATCACGTTTAAAGTTAAACAATTGAAGCTTATTTATATTCGCTGGATAGTCATCCATACGAAGCTTCATGTACGGGTCTTCTTCATCAATTAAACCTAAATGACGCTTTCCTTCTCTATCAACCCATTCGTTGAGTAGGAAAGCTGCTATATCAAATCCGCCCAATTTATTATTATCATTATATCTCTATAATGTTTAGACCATATCTTCACCCTGTAATAAGGGGCACACCACTTCGGATTTCTCCTACTCCATAAAGGATGGTCGTTGAACCTTTTCCATTTTACAGGAACTTGGATGCTGATTGTCCAATCTTAATTATTTTTAAACATTCGCAATTATCTTTTCAGATTGTGCTGTAGTTAATTAAGCTCTAAGGATTTTCCAGCAATTCAATGTGTTTTTTACTATATATTACTATATAGGGAAGCTACGGTAGATAACCTCCAGCACCAGCATCAATAGAAAACAGGTCGATATTATCATAATCCAACGCACCTTTATTATAATCAAGCAATAGTTGCTTAACCTTTTCTATTTGTTCTGGCTTTTGAATAATGGCTTTTTCACCACTTGGCAATAATTCAATTAAGTTTACACAATTAACAATTTTTACCATTAACCCCTTAGATTCATCTCTAAAGAGTTCTGCTATCATAACAACACTATTATCCAATTTCGAAGCCGGGTCAAAAACAAGGATATATTTCTTTGTACCGTCATTTTCATATTCTGGATAATAAGAAAAGCTATTTTTCAAAATTACCGAACGCTTAACGAAAACATCTTCGCCACCGTCTCTATCGAACCTGTTGTGGTATTCTCTCTCTGCTTTATATGGATTAGTTGCAAATGCGTTATCAACTTCATCTTGAGTAATCAATGGTTTCATAGGCTTACCGTTCATCATGGGATGAAGCGAAAATTCACAACTTATATCACATACAAAATAATTAGGGTCTCCCAAAAGCATTCTTTGGAAGGCCATTTTATATTGGTCATATAATTCACTATCAATTCCCTCAGCAGAACTTAACAACAATTTTTTGTTTGGCATCTGCAAAGGATAAATATCTGTGTTAACCCCATCACCCGTTATAAAGTTTGTATCTTGCGCCGTAAAAGGTCGAGAAAGAGCGTAGAACGTCCTGTCGATTTTTCCGGCCTCATCGTAAACTGAAAAATTCGCAAAGTGTTATCGTAAAGTTTTTTGTCTTTACTTCTTATAATTTCTTATAAGTTCAGCATACATTTTCACGTATTTGGATAACGTGGAGGACACTCGTGGAAACATTATATTTGTTCAGTTTCTATGCGTTACATTATCTATCAACCTTTCGCTATTTAATAGATTAACTCGGTATTACCATATTTAATCAACTTAGGCTTCACCGATTTTGCCCTCTAATCATTCTAAAATGTCTTTTTGTTTTATTTCTTTTCCCCAGTGGAAACCACCAGCGGTCTTTTGTTTCCCACTAAGGACTCTTTGTATAGAGGCTTTGTTTACTCCCTTTAATCTTCCCGCTTCAGCCATAGATGGGAAAACCTCTCCTGTTTCAACACAAATACAATTATAAGGAGCATGACTCTCTCCAATTTTCTTCTTCCACTCTTCATTCATAGTTCTTCCAGTCATAGCTTCTTTCATTTTTTGTTTGTACTCTACACTTCTGGGTGGACATTTATAATCTGGGTGTTCTTTATACCACTTTTTTCTTGCTTCACTCATTTTCTTTTTTGTTTCTTCTGAATGATGCTTGCCAAGCATACTTTTTCTTTTTTCTCGTTCTTCAGGAGTAAGTTTTCTTCCCCACATTGGATTGTTTTCCCGTGAAATATCTCGATTAGCCGAATGAATTTTGTTTTTCTCCCGAATAATTTTTTTGGTTTCTTCAGAATGGGTCTTCCCATAAAAGGGGTTTTTCTCGCCATCGTAACGTCCACTCATTGTTTCTCTAAGTTTTTCTTTTGCTTCTTCACTTAAAGACCCGTTTGAGCCACCCTCTCTTGTATTATATCCTTTTTCTGGATTCCTTGAATCATAAAAAGCGATTAATTCTTTTTCTTTTTTATCAGCTTCTTCTTTAGTTAAATTTTCAAAAAGAATTTCATGGTCAAAATTATCCCAACCATGTTTTAATATAGCACGAGCCATTTGTGGTTGAACCCAATCTCCATTTTTCTTTTTATGTAAATACCCTTCTCCATTATAACCTGTTCTTGTTAATAATGAAGTTCCTGTTAAACCTATATATACTTTTCCATTATCTTTACAAGTATGCTTATAAACGATATAATTTTCTTCCAAAAACAAATCTCCTCTTTGGGCGGCTCTAAGTCCAAACGCCCATATAAATTAGCTTCATTTTAGAACGGCAGATTTTCTACCTGATACCTACGATATTTTTAATGACACTATTTAAAGTATTAATAGTGCTACCATTATACAAACTTACAGAATAACCACTTTTAGGATGTGTAAACGGGTCTGCTGCTGCATTTTGTCTTACACATTCGTCTAAAAACACCGAGCTTGTGCCAAGCAAAGAAGCAATATTACCTTTTGCAATATCTTCCATTTTTTGAAAGGTCTCTTGTGCCTGTCCACCACTCGGAGCCATAATATATGTATTAGTATTTGGTAACAACAAAGCTCTTGCCATCATAAAAGGAGAGGCCAAAAATGACTTACCACTGTTACGGCCCATAAGCCACACCACGTTTGCTGGAGCCCAACTACTTAATAATACATATTTTTGCATATCGGTCAATTGAATCTTAAAAAAATCTTCAATAAACCTTGTAGGGTTTGCTCTACCCCACTGGATAATTTTGGTATATTTTTCAAAAATCTCAAGTCTTTTCGGTAAAATCTCTTACTTCAATAAGAGAAGTCTTTAAAAATAACATTGACTCCCATTATTCAGCATCACCTACCTTTAAGACTTCTTGTAAAATCTCTTCTATTTTTGAATAATTATAATAAGGTATTCTTATTAAATTAATATTTTCTTTTTTGCAAAAATCAGTTTTAATTTTATCGTGCTTTTGAGTGTACTCCAATTTCTTTTGTCCACCTAAATAATTAGAAACAATATAATGCTAAGAGCCATCATATTCAATACAAATATTATAATCTGGCAAATAAAAATCAAAAGGCAAACACTTTTTATCTTTACAGTTTTCAAATTTATATTGTCTAAAATATTTGACATCGTTTTTTTCTAAAAATAGTGTTATTCTTCTTTCTCCTTTTGATTCAGCACAAATTGGACATCCACAATGATGACTTAATAATAAATTAGGACGAATTTCAAATTCATTTCCACATTTTTTACATTTCATCAAAACTTTTTCTCTTGTGGTTGTAAATCGTCCAATTACTTCTAAATCGGGATTAATATTCTTTACTCGATTAGAAAATTCTTCTGGAGACAAACGTGTTGACCTAATATCTTCTCTACAATCTGGGCATAATTCTTTTGTTTTCCCTAAAAGAATA